CGGCGACGGCCGCGTCATAGGCGCTACTGGAAACAGACCAGGTACTCGTCAGCGTATCGAGCGCAGTCTTCATCGCGAGCTCACCCGCGTACTGAGCTATGAGGTTTATCTTGTCCTGATTCGACAGATAGTTGACGTTCTCAGGGTCGCTTCCGGTGTTGATGGGCGTCGTGCTCGGTGCAAGACTGATGGCGCTTCCGGTTTCTGTCCAGGCTGAGTTAGGCATAGATGGCCTCCACTGCGGCGTTCACATTGGTCATAGAGGCGTTGGGCGTCACAGCGATGGTGAAGCTCCGGGCTGTGGCTCCCACGACCGATATGGGCACGATGTAGTTGCTGACGTTGGTGGGGTCATTCCCCTCGAAGATGACCACGTTGAACCCGGTGGGCGTTGGGAAGTTGGAAGCCCAGGTCCACGACACCGTGAGCCACACTTGAGCCGCCGCCGCCAGGCCGTTGCTGGTAGTCACGAGGCTGCCCCCAGATGTGGAACTGCTTGCACCGCTGTAGGTGGAGGACTGACTCAGCGCCACAACAGGCGGGGCCGGGAACATCGTCCCGCTCGGCGTGTAGCTGTAGGCTGTGCAGGCGCTCAGACTTTGCAACCCCGAGCCCATGGCGTTGAAGCTCTGCAACTTGACGTAGATCGTCTTGCCGATGAGCGCCGCGGCGTAGGGCAACTTAAAGATGGCGTCGTCGAGGAACATGAAGCTATCGCCCGACGCATGAGCGGCGATGGTCGAGCCGTAGCCGCCGCGCCGAAGATTGAAGAGGTTGTAGGCGTTCGCGCTGGTCAGTGTGGCTGTGAGGTAAGAGACGATCTCCGAGCCAATCAAGCAAGCCGTTGCGAAGGAATCGCGCCCGTTGGCGCTGGTGCTGTTGAGTGTCCCGAGGCTGGTAGCCAGGCTCACGGCCAGCGTGTCCATGGTGTCAGGATCGGCGTTCAAGGGAAGCGCTGCGGTCAGTGACCCGATGCGCGCCGATTGCTCGATGATGCCGACGGGCGCCACACCGTAGCTGTTGCCACCGTCAAGGCTCACCCAGATATTGCAGCCGCCCCAGAGCGTCGGGGTTCCGCAAGCACCGATCCAGATTTCAGGCCCTCCGGATTCGGTCATGAGCGTAGGCGGCTCGAAGACGACAGCGCCTGAGACGGTCGGGGCCGGGCTTGTGGCTGGGGAGTTGCCTTGTCCCGGCTGAGTGGTGTAGAGTGCCGCCGTTCCGATACCGAATGGCCACTCCTCAGCCGTGACGGTCAGGCCGTCCTCTTCGCTGGTTTCGTCCGGCATGTCGATGCTGACAATGCGGACGATCTTTTGCAGCAACCCTGAAATGTAATCGGTCAGGGTTACTAGGTCCATCGGTTCGAGCAGAATGTACTTCCATCCAAGTTTGACCGTGTAGGTGTTGCGGACGAAGACATTCCGCTGTGCTTTGATGGCGCTGATTTGCTTTGCGTGAGCGGCGCGGGTAATGAGGTGCAGGGTGAGCGGAGAGTCCTGTTTCAGGCCATTTAGGGACACATCTGAAGGCTCCGGGGTGTCAACGATGCTTGTACTATATCCGTTTGTGCGGTCCCACCATTCCACGGGAACATCGTTCTTGATGTCCTGAGTGCTTGAGCGGGTGACGTTGATCGGGTCCGTGCCGGTAGGCTTGCCGTCCTTGCCGACAGCCCCCGGGAAATCGTCAAAGGTGAGGTTATAGAGGGGCGTGGTGTTCGGCGTGTACGTGACACCGTTGGCTGTGATGGGCGTGTCACCGTAGGGGATGATCTTGAGGACCATGCCCGCTGTGCCGGATGACCAGACAACCTCAGAGTTCGTTGCGTCGAGGATTGTTTGCAGGCAGGTTGCCGCGTCCGATTGGTCGGTGAAAGCCGGGCTGATGGCAAAGCCGCAAGCAGTGCAGTAGGTCTGGAAGCTGGCCGCGCCGGTCACCATGTCGGCAATGCGCGCCGCTTTGAATCCGGCCCCGTAGAAGGGGTTCGAGAGCATGTCAAGGATTACCGCCGACGGCTTGGCGTCATACGATCCGGCCCAGTTCGGGTCTACCTCGGTGCCAAGGAGCGCCTGAACCTCGAAGTTGTAGTTGGGGATGCTGCCACCGGACCCGAGAGCAAGTTGAAGCGCGGCGACATAGGCCGTCCCGCTGTAGCCAAGAGCGCGGCTGCCCCACTTACTAGCCCAAGATGCCCAGGGAGATTGCGGCCGAGCGCCCGTCATGAGCGAGAGGCCGTAATAGCTGAGGGTGTAGCAGTCCTTGTCCTGCCAGACGCGCTGAACGCCAACAATGCCTGACTGGCCTCCCTCGCAGAGCGCGAGAATCACATCAGACCAGTAGTTGTAGCCGGTGGTCCCGCCCCCGCCGCCCTTGCCGCCCGAGGAGGTAGCTTTGGACGTGAATCCGGCGTAGTCAATCATGTTTGAGGCAATCAAGGTGCAGCCGTAGACCAGCGGCTTCGGCTTGCCATACATGGCCGTCGAAACCTGAATGCCCGCCAGCTTGACCGGCGTTGTCGCGTTGGAAGAGCCGCCGAAGAGACCGCCCATCTATTCGCCGCCTTTCTTCGCCCAAGGCGACCAGATGCCCACGAACCGCTCTTTGAGGTCTTTGTTGGCCTCAGCATCGTCCTGAATCACCATTCCGGCGTTGGCGTAGGCATGAACGATCAGCGGCCACTCGATGACGATTGCGCCGTGTGCCGGGTTGCGCCCGAACTGGTACATCGCAATGTCGCCCGGCTGTGCGGGACCTTCGATTCGAGCCGCGAACTGCTCGACGATGTTCAAGTAAACCGGCTCATCCTGGTGGAGAAACCAGTCCTGAACGTATTCGCCGGGGTCAACATGGGGCAGGATTCCTGCGCGCTCGTAAACTTCGCAGAGGATCATGCCGCAATCGACGCCAGCGCCCTTGATGCGGGCGTGGTGATGGTAGGGTGTCGAAACCCACGACAGTGCCTCGGTGACAACATCCTCGCGTTGCAGCATCACTTCGAGAGCGGTCATAGGCTTGTGCTCGACATTGGGACGTAGGGGAATCCCTGGTAGTTGTTGCTGTTGGAGTAACCGGCACAGGCCGAAGCGGTGCGCCCGCAACCGGGGTAGATAGTGAACGTGTCGCCCGTTGCCGGGGTCTGAGGCAGTGGCACGGTCAAGACGGCCGTCCCGCTGGCGTAGCTGCTCACCGTGCGCCGTGAGCCGGATGCAGCCCCGGAGGTCATGACCAAAACGCCAAGGTTGTAGTAGCCGTTCGCCTTACCGACGATGCCCGTCGCGATAGCCGTTGATGTTGGGGTTCCTTGCGCGCTGCCGGCCGTCGTGAGGCTCGGCAAGCTGATGCCGCAACCTGAGTCACCGAAGCAGTTCGCACAGCCAGGTTGGAAGAGAATCCGGGGCATCTGGTACTGCAAAAGCTCGAGGTCTGACTTGACGTGCAAGACAACCTGAGTCGAGGACGGATCAACGCCCGCGCAGTTGCCCTCGAACAGAACCACCGAACCCATGGACGTGTCGCCGGGGTAGGCAGAGAAGACGCGCTCCACCCGCACCCGCGCCGCATCGAAAGCGCCGTTGTGGGCCGCCAAGCTGATGTTCGTGCCCATGAGTTGAGCCGAGCCGCCAGCCATCAGCGTCAGGTCGAGCGTGTCAACCTCGGTCCCTCTGGCGTTGCGGATGGCCCCGCGCTTCACAAGAGGCTGGCCGCCCTGATCGATCGATGAGGTAAACAGGAGGCTGTTCAGGGTCAGCGGAATGTCGCCGTTCGTCCAGCGGTAGACGCCGCCCGATTGCAGCGTGATCGTGTAGCAGTCGGCCATCGTGAAGACGGCGTTCGAGTTGAGATAGGCGATAAGAGCAGGGCTGGCGTATTTCATTTGAGAGTGATCACCTTCACCGTTCCGCCGTCCCAGGCCAGTTGCATGAAGCGCTTGAAGGTCATGTTGTCGTCGTCAAACCGGCAGATGCGGGCGAACTGGCCGGTCCAGGTGATGGGCAAGCCGTTGGCAGGGGCAGTCGTGAAGGTCACAACCCCGGTCGTTGCGTTGTAGCTCACGCCAGAGGATTGCAGGACGCCGTTGACGTAGATCGCCGCGGACTGGATGATTCCAGCCGAAAAGCCCTCGTTATCGACAAGCTGGAAGACGGTCAACGCGCCGGTGCCGGTCCCGAACGGGCAGGCTGTCGGGCTTCCGTTCACCGGATCGATGAAGTAGAAGGAATCCCAGGCCCCGCGCATGGTGTTGAAGAAAGAGGCAAGCTGCAGAAGCTCGTCAGAGAGCGTCTTGGCGCTGAAACCAGCCTGACGGACAAAGTTCAGCGTCCATTCATAGGTCCACCGGGGCGAGGTCCAGAACGTGGCGCGCTGCTCTTTACCGCTGGCGCCGGTCTGAATCAGCGTGGCGAACTGCGAGGTCCGGTCAACCTCGATGTCGAGGCCTTTGAGGCCGGACGGGAAAAGCAAGGTGCTCATTCGCTGCCCTCTGTATCATTTTGGCCGCGTTGTGTGGCCGTTTAGACACAGTTTAGAGCGAAACGGGGGCCAAAAACCGCCTTCCCACACCGCGAAACGGGAAAAGGAAAATAGTATTCATTTTTGCTTACATTTCTCTTGACAGTGTAAGCAATATTGCGTACATTGGATACATGAAGAGCACGGAGTTCAAACGGTGGCTGACGGCACAGGGAGCGACATTCGAGGGCGCGAAAGGCTCCCATCTGAAGGTGAAGCTGAACGGAAAGACATCCTTCCTGCCGATGCACTCGAAGGAACTTAAGACCGGGCTGGTCGAAGGCATCAAAAAGCAGCTAGGGCTCAAATAGGAGGAAACATGCGCTATCCGGCACATCTCGCACTGCAAAAGGAAGGCGGCTACGTTGTCACCTTCCCCGACATCCCCGAGGCAATCACCCAGGGTGAAGACGTGGAAGACGCTCTGCTCCATGCAGCAGACGTTCTGGAATCAGCCTTGGATTACTACATCGAGGAGGGTCTACCCATTCCCGCGCCGTCGAAACTGAAGCGCGGCCAGCATGTGGTAGAACTCCCGGCCAGCTACGCCGCGAAGATCCTGCTCTTGAATGAAATGGCGGCTCAGAAGGTCAGGCCGGCCGAGTTGGCGCGGCGGCTGAAGATGACCAGGCAGGAAGTGAACAGGCTGATTGACTGGCGCCACACGTCGAAGATTGACGGTATCGCCGGGGCGCTGAAGGTGCTGGGGAAGAATCTGGAGATTCGGGCGGTCTAAGCGCGGTCAGTTGGGCTTGCGGTCGGGATCGGGGTCCGTGCTTCCCAGACGCGCATCACGCAAATGGAGAGCCCTTGCGCTGGCGGAACGCCCCGAGGTGATACGCCCCTCTTCCTTGAATTCCTTCATCAGGGGCGCTGGGCATTCCATCGCTTGCTTGCAAGCCGCAATCGAGGTTCGAACGTCCTCAAGCTCTTTGAGGAGTTCCTTCTCTCGGGCCAACAGGCGGCGTCGGGTTGCGGCGTATTTTGGCGGCATGGCTTCAGCCTGCAAGATAGCGCATCTGCCGTGTTTTGTAAATGTCCTGTGGGTTGCATCTTGTTGTGTGGGTTGGGGTTTTATGCGCGAAACTGAGGCGAACCTTTGACGCCCAGCACCTGGTGCGGTGAAGATGAAAGGGCAAGGAGTACCACCATGTCGATGCTGTCCCTCGAAGATTCCACGTCTGATTACGAGTTAGAGCCCGAGGAAGAAAAGCCCCGGTCCTGGAAGCCTTGGTTTGCTTTAGCCGTCGTTGTCTTGCTGGCGTGGATCGGCTGGACGCTTCAGTCGGCAGCAAACCAGCGGCGGGAAGCGGAACACGAGCGGGCGCGGCGGGCGGCTGCATACCTTGACTGCTTGGCTCACGCAAAGTACACGAGCCTCTGCATCGCCCCATCCGACTAAGTCCGTCGATTGCCCACCGCGTCCTTGATCGTCGAGACAAGGTGGCCCTGATTCTGCTGAAAGAAACTCTTGGCGTCGATGACACCGTGGAAGTGCGGTTCCATGTGCGTGATTCCGCCGCCGCTGGTGCCCCCGGAAACCAAGTCTCTCAGGCCTTGCGCGTAGCTGGCCGGGAGAACCTGCTCGTTCTTGTGCAGCATCGATAAGGTGTCATTCGGGACGCGCTCCCAGCCGCCGGCCGCCGATGCCAGCGGCCCGTAAGTGCCAAGAATACCGGCGAACATCGCAGCGCCCGCAGCGGGAGCTAGCCCCGGCCCGACGATGGGAATCGCGGATGTGGATGCCATAGCCGCAGAAGCGCCGACAGCGGCGTTGCTCGTCACCTGCGTAATCCCTGAAGCGGCCTGAGTCGCCTTTCCAAGGATAGCCATCATCAGTTGACTCTCAGCCCACTGCAAGGCCATGTTCACGCACATGCTGATGAACTGCTCAAGGATCTGGCCGGTCACCTGACGCATGGCCTGACCGAAGCTCTTCCCCTCCACTATGCTCTTGCTGAAGGCGTTCGCAAGCCCAGTGTTCATCTGGGTAATGGACGCCTGAAGGCCGGTGCGCAGAGTGTCGGTGGCCTGTTTGGCATCCACCTGGAACTTGGTGAAGAACTGGGTCCACGAGGTGGTCATCGTTCGGGAGTCGTTGCTCAGGGCCTTGACGTCGGTGTCCATCTTTGACCCGAACTCGACCTCAGACGAATGCGCCTTGGCGATAGCGGCCTGAAGCTGGTTGATGTCCGCTGTGAGCTTCTTGTACTCCGGATCGGTTGCGCTGAGGGTGGCTTGCTGAGCCTGGTAGGCAGCAATCAGCCCCTCCAGTTTGCTCTTTTCACCATCGTAGGCCGCGTCAACGTCTGCTTTTTCCCGCTCTAAGATGGCCCTCTTTGCGTTGTACGCTGCCTGACGGGTGATGAGCCCGCGCTGAAGGCTTACCTCGACGGCCTTCAATTCTTCCTGTGCATTCTGCTGAGTCCGCTTGATGCTTTCGGCGGCGGCGTCTCTGGCGGCGCTCTCCTTCCGCTTGCTCTCTTCCTCGGCCAGGGCAACGCGCGCCTCGACTCCCTTGTGGGCAAGTTCTGTGCGCTGATTGGCCTCTTCCGTCTCCAGTTGCATGACGGCCGCTTTGCCGGCGGCGATGATCGACGTGCGCTCGGTCTGGTACTTCGATTCGAGAGCCGCTTTTTGGTTGGCGTTCTCGATCAGCTTGGCGTTGTTCTGGCCGCCCGAATTCCCCGCCTCCAAGATCGCCCGCTCGTCCGCGTTGGCCTTCAATTGCGCCGCGTGGTCCTTGTCCAGAGCCGTCAACTTGGCCTGGGTGAAAGACTGCTGAGTGGAGATGTACTTCGGCAGCGCGGCGAGCTCAGCCGCGGCCTTGAGTTGACCGCCCTCGATGGCAAGCGCAACTTCTTGCTTGATGGCGGCTTCCTGCAACTTCAGGGCCTCATCGGCGCCCTTGTCTTCAGCCTCCAAGGCAGCGGCGTTTCCCTGCTCGATGCCCTTCAGCCGCGCTTCCGCTTGCGCCTGAGCCGCGCTGTTGCCTTTCTTGTGCTCCTGAGTCGTGGCGTTCGTGACGTCCGTCGTCTTTAGCTGGTTAATCGTCTCCTGAGCCATCACCTGTTGACCCAGGCTTTCGACTAGCAGCTTCTGTGCCGCAACTTCATCCTCAGAGACGGTCAGGCTCACCTTGTGGGTGGCAAGCACCTGCTCTGCCGCGTGGCTCTCATCCGTCGGGCCATCGCCGCTCTTGCGGTTCTTGGCGATGGTCTCTTGAGCCGCCAGAACGTCATAGGCTGTCTGCAAGGTGCCCGAGAGCAGGTTGCTCGCGTCCTTATCCCTGCCCTGCGAAAGCAGATTGTCGTACTGCCCCTTGAACTCATCCATGGCGTGTTTCGCGCCGTCTGAGCCCTTCCCGAACGTGTACCAGTGGCTAGACAGGTCAGCAAAGACCTTATCCGCCGCCTTTTCGACCAAGTCGAACTCGGAGACCAGATCCTTCATCGACGTCATGTCGATAAGCTGGAGTTCCTTCTGTAGAGCGCCTAAATGGTCGCCCGCGAGTTCGTCGGTCTTTTTCTCGGCCTGAATCAGCTTCTCGTCCAGAGAGTTGAACGAGTTGTTTACGGCCGTCTCAAAATCCCCCTGGTCTTGAGTCAGCTTTTTCCCGGCCTCCCGGAACTCCATCAGCTTTTCGACGCCCTTGGCAATCCACTCAATCATCTCCATGATCGCCAACGGTGCAAAGGCCATCGACAAGGCCTGACCGACGCCGGGGAGCGTGGCAACGAAGCCACCGACGGCGCGGTTCATCCCCAGCATGTGGGCAGCGTGGCGGGCCTCTGTGCGGGAGAAATCGCCCTCCATGCTTTCGGCGGCTTCACGGGATTGCCCCGCCATTTCCTCGAACGCATCAGCGCTTTCGCCCTTCACTCCAGAGAACGAGTCGGCCATCTCAGACGTGGCAGTCTTCACGCCGGCGGTGGCATCGCTCAGCCCATCCATGAGGCCCTGGATTTGGGCGGTAATCGTTACTTGAATTGGATCGGGATTATCGCCCGCGCCCATGGTGCCTCCTAGAATCCGACGATGCCAGCCGCAAGCTCGGCCTCAGTCATCGGGGTTACTGCCTTTTCTTCACTTCCGCCGCCCATGTAAGCCCGCACCAGCACATGAACCGGCGGGCTGACCTTCCAATAATCCAGAAGGTCCAAAACGTCCGGCCATGGAGTCGCATCGACAGTGCGCGCCGTCCATCCGGTTGCGGTGATGAGAAGCCCGTACAACCTGCCCCAGTTCAGCGGCTCTTTTTCGGCTGAGGCTTCGCTTCCCCCTTGAGTCCGGAGACCTCCGCAACGCCGATGACGGCTTTCTGGATCTCCGCAAAGGGCATCGTCTCGACCGCTTCCAAGGTCAGATCGGGGTACTTGTTCGACAGCGAAAGGTGAACTAGATCGCAGCAGTGACCAACCATCTCAGGCATGGCCTTCATGGGTGAGATTGTGCCGGCCTGAAGCTGGCCGTTGATTTCGTCGATAGCTGCCAACTTGGCAGACGCCTGGTGGCGCAACTGCCCGGCGGTGAAGGGTTGAAGATCGTACTCGGTGCCTTGAATCGTGACGGTGCTCATGCTTTCGGCCTCCATGGCTGAGATAGGAACGCGCCGCCCTCTCAGACGGCGCGCACCGGGTTACTGTGCGGTGTAGACGTTGATGACGTTGTCGAGAGAGTCGGCGAACGCCTGGAATTCCAAATCGATCTCGGTGTGATCGTCCTGCTTGGACGCCAGGGAGAGTTTCGGGAAGATGACTGCGGCGAGTGTGTAGCCGAACTGCTTCCCGCCGTAGGTGTTGAAGGCGTTGAGCTTGAAGATGGTAGCCGAGCCCATGAGTGGGTTGTTCAGATCGATGTTGTTGCCGGTGGCAATGGTGTACGTGTAATACAAGCCCACCTGGTGCGTGGTGTCGGCCGCGGCGAACAGGTAGACGCCCGCAACCGAAACGGAGTACTGCCCGGTGGCCGGGGCGCTGGCAACACATTTGAGCCAGATGCCAGCGGTGTAGTCATACACGCCGCCATCGGCAACGAAGGTCGCACCGTTCAGGGCCGTGATCTGGTACGGAGTGGCCGGGACGTTGGCGATTTCATTGTTGGACGAACCGGTCTGCCCGGTTGCGGTGGTAGACCCGGCCAGGATGGCAGCAATGAGCCCAGCCTGAATGCGGCCGGACTTCGCCTTTCCGGTGATCTTACCCTTGCCGAGAGCTACGTCCTCGGGGAAGGCTTTTGCGCCGATGAGTTCCTTCACGTCGCGGGAGATGTCAATCGACACATCCTTCAAGGTTCCGACGTTGACGGGGGTAGGATTTGCGCCGGGCGGGACGATGAACAGTTGGCCGACGCCGAAGTTGTACTGAGCCACGGTGGTACTCGCTTTCTGGCGTGGTCCTCAGTCGGCCTCTGAAGACACCCCGGTTGTGATGGTTAGAGAATGGCTGCCAGGCGAACCTTGAGGGCTTCCTTGGCTGCGTAGAGCTTGTTGTGTGCTTCGGTGTCCAAGACGCTGTTCAGGTTCCCGCGCAGATCGTTGAACCACGTCTCGATTTCGGTTACCCACTTGGCCGGTTCGGCTGCGGGCGTTGCGGTCTGTTCGTCCATCAAGCGCCTCCTTTTAGGCGGTCGTTACGATCTCCAGGGGAATCTCAACGATGCCCTGGGTCTGGAAAAGTCCCTCATCCTTGACCACGGTCCCGAAGATCCTGCAAGAGGACACGAGGCCCCCGAGCGTGGTGTGTGGCGCTTGCCCGTCGTTGGCGAACGGCCCCATCTGCGCAGCTTCGCCGGCAGTCAGTTCCAAAGCAGCCTCAAGCGCAGTGATGAGCGTGTTCTGCAGCGTGCTTGGCGCGGCCATCGGGTCAGCGTCATGCCGGGTGTAGACAATCAGCTTGGGGTGCAGCGTCCACATGGTGGGCTGGCGCCGGTCACCGCCGGCCTGTTCGTCACCAGCGGCCAGAAAGAGCGCGGGCTGTGTCTCGGGCGGCGTGTCCGAGTAACCAGACCAGATGCGAGAGCAGGGCGCGGCAAACCCGGCCACAGCGGCCAGGCGCGCATTCAGAGCAACGAAGATCGCTTCACGGTTCAGAGCCATCAGGCGGCCGTCCCATCTATCGCGCTGGCAAGCCGTGCGCGAATGTCGTCTTTCATGTCGGCCAGGGCCGGTTGCAGAAACGGTCGAGCGTCTTCATGCTTCGTTCCCGGTGGGTGCTTCGCCCAATACTTCACCGCGGCGAGTTCGGTCAGGTTGCGGCGTGGACCGCCCCGCGCACCTGCGCCAATCTTGCGGTCAAAGCCTTTTTCCCAAAAGGCCATGTAGGGTACGTTCGTGCCCACACTGCTGCTGTAGCTGGTGCCGTCTTCGGTGTTGCTTACGTTGATCGATCGGCGACCGCGCCCCGAGCGCACGTTGAGCGATTGCCCGCTGAGGTAGTTGTTCTTGACCTTGCCCTGAAGGGTCACACCAAGGGCGTTGACGGTCATGCGGACGCGCTTCTGTTGCTGAAGGCTGGTCTGCATGAGCCGCGATTGAACGCGCTCAGAGCCGACGATCTGACCGACAATCAAGCCGTCGCTCATCCCACAACCTTCCGCCAGTTGGTCAGCGAGTCCTTTGCCCAGTTCGGCACGGAAAGCTGGCTGAAGCTGACAACCTCACCGTTCATCGACTTGCTGACTTGCTGGAGGCGGTTGCTTTCGTTGTATCCCCAGGCGACGATGCGGCAAGCGACATGCTCAAGGTCGAACGGGACAGCGGCGAACCCGGCGGTGTACTTCAAAACCACATTCATGAAGTCGCGGCGGAAGGTGGGAGCGCCGAACGAAAAGCCGCCCATAGCTGAAACCGAGTTGGTTAGGCTGATGGTTCTCCTGCCATCGCAGACGGCATATTTGGTCACGTCC